AACTGTCCTGGAAGACATAAAACGCGATAAAATTCACCAGGAAGGATCTGATCTGATGATAATTGACCAGCTTTGGGATCCAAATCCGGATGACCGCCAATACGACGCTTAAATAGCAATAAAATAGCAATTAAAAAATGCCATTCAAACCAGGCCAATCAGGTAATCCAAAAGGCGGTCGCAAACCGAACGAGATAATCAAGAAATTTCGAGAGAATCCGAAGTGTTTGACCGTGATGAATAAGATTATAGCTGTCGCCAACACGCTTGGCACCAAAAGTGAGCACAAGGACGCAATGGTGGCCAGTAAGATCGTGGCTGACCGCGTAGTGCCAGTGATACGCCAGGACAAGTTGGATATTGACAGCAAGGTCAGTTATGGTATGGTGCTATTGCCGGCACGTGAGGATGAGGACGAGGACGAGAAATTAGAGCTAACACCGGAAATCGTGAAAGAACTTGGCGGAGCCGACGCATAATGCCTTTTGAATGTGATAAATCCTGCAAGATCCTGAAAGAAATGACGGAAGCATGAACAAAGCTAAAAGCATAGTGTGGCAGCCTCATCCTGGTCCACAGACTAAGGCACTCAAGTCCACAGCATACGAGACACTTTACGGTGGTGCACGTGGTGGAGGTAAAACCGAGGCTGGACTTGGTTGGCTGCTCTACGATCACAAGGATCCTCAATATCGAGCTTTGGTCATCCGGCGTAATGCTGACGATCTGAATGATTGGATAGACCGTGCCAGACGTTTTTATACACCATTTGGTGCGGAAGTGGTAGGCAAGCCGGCAGTGATCCGATTTCCGTCCGGTGCTATTATCAGAACCGGTCACTTGAAGGATGAATCAGCATATACCAAGTATCTCGGCCACGAATATCACAAGATTGTGATTGAAGAATTAACGCTCATACCGACACTGGATGACTATCTAAAACTTATATCGAGCTGCAGATCCACGTCGGATATAAAACCACAAGTATTTGCCACCACCAATCCAGGCGGATCCGGTCACCAATGGGTTAAGGAACGATTCGTAGATCCCAATCTGCCTGGAGAATTATTTCCAGACCTGGAATCAGGACGGACAAGAGTTTTTATACCGGCACGGATATCCGACAATCCAACACTGATGGATTCCGATCCTGAGTATGTGAGGTTCCTGGATGCACTGCCTGACGAGCTGCGGAAAGCGTGGCGAGACGGCGACTGGAATGTCTTTGCTGGACAGTTCTTCAAAATGTGGCGGAATGATATCCACGTGGTAAAGCCGTTTGATGTGCCGGTGGAGTGGTTCAAAATGATCTCAATAGACTGGGGCTGGACTGCACCGTGTGCCGTTGGATGGTACGCCAGGTCGTTTGATGGCGATATAGTTAAGTACCGTGAACTGTATGTTACCGAACGTGAACCGTATGGCCTGGCTCAAGAGATACTGGATCTGTCAAGTAATGATGATGTCTCAATGGCAGTCGGAGATCCGTCTATGTGGATCACTAACCCGATGAGCCGTAGAAACGATAAAGCCTATTCCGACAAGTCAATAGCAAGCCAAATGATATCAGCCGGCATACCACTGCTGAAAGCGAATAACGACCGTATATCCGGATGGACCAGGCTTAGACAAGTCCTGGATTGGCGTGGCGAGACGGCTGACGATGGATCCACTACCGTTACACAACCACCGAGATACCGCATATTCTCGAACTGTCTGAACACTATTAAACTATTGCCGTCAGTCGTACATGATCCCAAGAAACCTGATGATGTGGACAAGAAATGTGAGGACCATATAGCCGACTGCGACCGGTATGCAATGATGCACTTACTGACACTGGAAGAACCAAAGCATAAAAAGACACAGCTCGGAAAAAGAATTGAAAAACTGATGAAGCCGGAACAGTACACCGGCGACTGGATGAGTAACTAAAACGGAGACTATGATATGCCTGTACAACCGAAAATGAACTTTGAAAACAAGAAACTTTATGACCGCGTGGTAAAAATGTTTGACTTTGCCAAGACACACCGTGACGCTATGACATCCAACTGGCGTAATTCGGAAGATCTATTATACGGCAACCACTGGAAACACTCGAAAATGCCGAGATACAAGTCCAAGATAACCTCAAACGCTGTATTTGAGGCCATAGAGACGATTGTACCTATCATAACGGCCAGAGCTCCGAAGCTGGAAGTGCTGCCGAATGATGAGCAATCTATGGAGTATTCAGAAATGTTGGAAAGGCAGTTCGATCGTTATTGGCGTATGTTGAAAATGAACCGCAAGATCCGTGAGGCTTTCCGGAATATGATGTCTTACGGTAACGGATTTATGAAGTCAACGATGGATCCGTACACTGGTGAGATTGCAGTGGATGTGGTGGATGTGTTCACGGCATTTCCTGATCCGTATGCCAGCAGTTTAAGAGAGTGCGAAAAGACATATTTCATTCACGCACCAGTGATGTATGTATCTGATGTTAAGCGGGTATTCGGTGTGGATATAGCACCAGAAGGCAACCTGGACGAGTTCAGATCTCTTCAGTGGAAGGAACAGGTTGAGGCAGCACCAGGCGGTGGTGGAAGTACCATCAAGTCACCAATCGGTGACACTAACAATAGCCGTGTAGAGACACTGGAAGAACAAGGTACTGGCGGATATGCTTATTCCACCGAACAGGCTTTAATCATTGAGTGTTGGTATTATGACGAATCAGTGGAAGAAATACCGGAAACGATCACAATGCCAGATGGATCGGTGGTAGAATCAGAAAGCACTATGTCAATGCCGAAATATCCTGAAGGCAGAGTCACCATTATTGCACGATCAGAAAAGGACAAGATACTGTTTGATGGTCCGAATCCGTATGGAAGACTACCGTTCTTTATGAGCAAGAACTATTCAGAGTCAGGCTCATTTTGGGGTAGATCGGAAGCGAGCCAGGTAGAATCATTGATGAAGGCAGAGAATATGATTATATCACAGATAGTGGATAACATCAGGCTCACCGCTAATCCACAGCGTATAGTATCCAAGTCTTCCGGTATAAGACCGAACGAGCTGAACAACGAGCCTGGTAATGTGGTGTCACCAAACGCACCAGGACTGGTAGCCTGGGAAACACCGCCACCAATGCCGAACTATGTACTGTCGGCACTACAATACCTGGATGCTAAGATTGACAATATGACCGGTGTACAAGACGCATATCGAGGTAAGTCAGCGTCATCAAGTGAATCTGGCAGGCACGCACAGATCTTGAGGATGCAGACCGTAGGCAGGCTGCAACCGAAGATGGAGGAAATTACTGAAATGATACAGGATCTTGCCGAACATTGGGCGTATATCATTACAGAAATGATGGATCAGCCGATCACACAGAGAGTGAAGGATGATGCTGGTCAAATGGGATTTCAGACAACGGATCCCAGTGATATGAGAGCACAAGGTATATCCTCAAACAGTTTCGATTATGAGATAGCCGTAGGATCCACACTACCGCACGATCAACAGGCAGAGTTCCAGGAGACGATGATGTTGGCACAGGCCGGTATGGTACCACCAGAAATGGTGATTGATGCCAGTCAGTTCATCCGAGACAAAGGTAGAGCAAAGGACTTTGTTCGCCAGGCTATGAGCCAAGAACAGGCTGGTGGTGATGGAGCTATGGCCAACCTAACACCGGAAGAACAGCAGATTATGCAAGGAACTGATGAGGACGCTATTAACGAAGTGTTGATGAAGCATCCTGAGATATTGGAGGCTATGAACCAGGCACAACCACAATGATTTTATTTTGTCAAAAAGTTTTAGATAATAACCTGATTATTATGGAAAGTTAAAGAGTGATAGTACGAGAAATAGACAGGAGAGCAATATAATGTCAAACGGTAAAGACAAGAAAGAACCCGAAATACGACCGAAAAAAAAGGAGAATATAACGGATAGAATTAAGAGAGTGTCAGCAATGCAGAAAGAAGCATTGAAAAATGTAAAGAAAAGGATGGAAGTCGAAACTCCAGATGTTTATTTATCGAAGAATAGGAATTGGCGAAAACTTACTCAAGATGAAAAAGATGATATGTATGGCAGGAGACAAGGTACGATTTCTATGATTAAAGAAAGATCCAGAGAATCTTCTCCAGAAGAAGGAAAGTTGGTGGCAGAAAATTTGCGATTAAAGAAGCTGGAAGCAAAGAAGGCGTGGAAGGAATATCGTCTTAAGAAAAGAAAGAAAACCGCAAAGAAAAAGAAGACAACAAAAACATTGGCTCGCAGCACAGCTCTTCCACATTGAAACAGCTGAAAAGCCTGAAAAAAGAAGACATACAAAAAGATTTTGAAAAAGAGAAGAATCCATGATACCGCAATAGTTAAACAATGCCTAACACAGTGTCCAACGACCAACTGAAAGGAAAAGCATAATGGGTGATAATGATTTACGAAATGTAGAAATACCTGATGAGGAACTGGAGTCTATGGTTATTGAAGACCAACCGAAATCCGAACAGGCTGCAACAGTCGAGGATGGTGAGGCAGAAGCCGCCGCCGAGAACCAGAGTACCGAGACTGATGTAGAGCAGAGTGGCGAAACGTCGGCCAATGTTCAAGAATCTCCGGAAGCGGAGCAATCAACGAGCATAGAACTGGCGGAAGACGAGGAACTGGTGATTACAACACCAGATGGCCAAGAGTACACAGTGGGTGATTTTCTGCAAATGCAGGAAGACCTGGACAATGCTGGTAACTGGCGTAAGTCAAATACCGAAGCTGCACAGGAACTTGCAACGAAGGAAAAAGCTCTAACCAAAGTGTACGGCGACGCAGATTTGATGGATGCTCTCGACGATTACTTCGATGGATCCAACAACAATCCGCTACGCAACATGAAGCCAGAACCGTCTGAAAGTCAGTCTGACACGGTAGTAGAGTTTGCAAACCAGGCACCGGAAAGCTCCGACCTGTTCCAAGTGCAAACTCGTTTAGAGCAACTTGAGCAAAAGGAAATAGACAGAAAGGTCGAACTGGAAGTTTCTCAGCTTGTAAAATCTTATCCTGAACTGGATGATCAAAAGGAATTGAGCAAGGTCATAAAACACGCTTTGGATATCAATGCTAATCTGGAAGTGGCTTACCGAGATCTTAATTTCTCGCAAGTAGCCGGTGAACTGAATAGTGTAAAGTCCAAACCGAAGGCCAAGAAAGCGATTCCTACCGCAAGTGGAACAGCGAAAGGTGCTAAAGCTACCGAATATCAGAAAATCGCGTCAGACTATGACGAGGCGGCACAACGTGCTCTGGAAGATTATATAGGAGGATAGTGTATATGTCACTTTCCTATGACCAGATAACAGCCACGACTCGGAAGCATTTTATTCCGAAGCTCGTTGACAATATCTTCACTTCCAATGTTCTAACCCACAGACTGCTCAAAAAGTCTAAGTCCGTATCCGGTGGCGAAAAGATCGTAGAACCTTTGATCTATTCTACCGGCACGACTGGCTTTTACAATGATTATGATGTCCTGGATATCTCGCCGACTGACGAGATTACCGCAGCCGAATATGACTGGAAGTTCGCTTACGCCGCAATTACCATTTCGCGGAAAGAAGAACTCCAGAACTCCGGTCCGGAACAGGTTATCAATCTACTGAAAGCCAAAATGCAGATCGCAGAGAAAAGCCTCAAGGATACGTTTGGTGACGCTGTATTCAGCGAATCCTCAAACACTTCCAGTAAGTTCCGAGGTTTCTACGATCTTATTGAGAACTACAACGGAACAGTGGGTGGAATTAACTCAACAACTTACAGTTGGTGGCAATCACAGATTGACGATTGTACATCTTACTCAAACGACCACGATGATTTTGATCATATTGTGGACTCAAGTAAGGATGTTTACCTACCTAAGTTGATGCGGAAGATGTGGAGTGATTGCTCTGAAGATCAGGACAGTCCTACGCTTATTGTCACGACTCCGGTTATCTTTGATGCTTATGATCAATGTTTGTCCGATCAGAAACGGTTTGGAGCTTCAAGCAAGTCTCTTGCTGATGCTGGATTTTTGAACCTGCTCTATCGGAACGTTCCTGTTGTTGCAGATGCTCATTGTCCTGACGGACATATGTATATGCTCAATGAGAATTACCTGCAGTTCAGGCATCATAAAGACGAGTTCTTCCGATTCGAAGGTTTCCAGAAGCCCATAAACCAGAACGTGCGTGTCTCTAAGATATTTTGGGCTGGTGCTTTGACTTGTTCAAACCGCCGGTACCAAGGTGTTATTAATGACTTGCCGACAAGCTACTAATCGAGGTAAATAATGGCTGCATCAGGAATTAAGCAGGTATTTAAGTCTTCATTAACAGCTAACGATTCTTCCGCACAGGAAGAATTGGGTGTTCTGCGTTTCGAGGCTGACGGAAAAGTTTATCGTTATGTTCGAGCTGAGGATCAAGCTATCGCCATTGGTGAGGTTGTTTACCCAGGATCTGCTGATCCCGATGATTGGGAAGTAACAACTGATTACGCCGGTGGATCGGCGACCAGCAAAAAAGTCGCGGGTGTAGCTATCGGTACTATTACCGATGCTTACTACGGCTGGGTACAGGTTTCCGGTAACAGTGATATGGTAAGGACTGACGCGGGTGTAGTTGCCGCTGATGCTCTCATTGGCCATTCTGTTGACGGTGAAGCTGATACTATGGCAGCCGGCGAAGAACACTTGGTGTTCGGATTCGCTCTTGCTGCTGATACAACGATAGAAAGTCAGGATGCTTGCGTGGCCCAGTTAGTTGGTATGCTCTAAAAGCTGTTCAGCGAAAAGACGGAGGTAATAGCCGTCCATAAGCTGATTTTCGGGTTGAAGGACGGTCTGGCTTGTCTGGATCGTCCGGATACCATTCTTATTAACATACATATTTCGAGGTTAGAATGACAGGATCAGAGATACTTGATCTCTTAGGCTTGCGGCTTGAGGATCCAAGTGAGACAAATTTTACCGAGGCTACCAAACTTGACGCTGTGAATGTTGCGATTAAAATGGTGGTGAACCTGGTGGACAGTGCATTTTTGAGCGAGCTGGAGACACTTGACGATAATAAGACTGTTACAGCAGGTAAATTACAAATGAGCGTAGTTTTATCTTATACGCCCATCCGGAAAGCGATTTCCGTCGTCTATGACGATACTAACAATGTCTATTGCTCCATTATTGAGGCAAAGGACATCAAGCGTACTGAAAACTCTTATCTTACCGGTTCCGCCGCCAATCCAGTCTGTTATGTGTTTGGCGATTTTATTTACTTTCAACCGGCATCAATAGCTATAGCGGATATATGGTACTTGAAAGAACCTAAAGAATTTGTATCCACTGGAGCAACCGGCAATCAGTTGAACAAGTCTGCTGAATGTGAGCTGAATCCGGCACTACACGAAATAGTTACGGATCTTGCGGAAGGTCAGCTTTGGAAAATGGATAACAAG